ACCAAGTCTGGCGATTCTCGCTGGAAGTGTATATGTGAGTGCGGAAATACGACGACCGTGGCTCGTGCTGATCTCAGAAGGGCGTCGATTAAGTCTTGTGGTTGCCATCGTTCGAACGCTAGGGGAATGTGCAATTCGACTGAGTACACATCCTGGAAAGAAATGAAGCAACGCTGCTACAGTCCAAACTATCCAGACTATCATCTTTATGGCGGGAAAGGCGTTACCGTATGCCAGCGATGGCTTGATGCGTTTGTCAACTTCTTTGACGACATGGGACCAAAGCCATTCCCAGAAGCAACGATTGATAGGATTTCTAGCGACGGCAACTACGAAAAGAGCAACTGCCGCTGGGCATCCAAGAAAGAGCAGTCGCAGAACACCAGTAAAGCCAGAATGCTGACCTACAACGGAGAAACTCACTGCCTCCGAGAGTGGGCGCGCAAGCTCGGAATATCGCATTGCACTCTCAGATCGCGACTTACTAAAGGGTGGCCACTTGAAAATGTGTTTTCGCCCGAACATTTCCTTGTTCCTCCTCCTAAGAAGAAACCAAAGACAACATAAAACCGTGTCGCTGTAACCAACTTTCCTGAATCACCTAGGGTTGCAGCCATCCTCCGCCGCTGTCGCCCAAGCCAGCAATGGTCTTTGACATATCTTCCCAAGCTGGCCCGATATCCTCTCGTCTTTCGACGAAGGAATACAAACCAATCAAGAGCTTATTGCGTTCGTCTAATTGCATGGCCATCAGCTTGCGGTTTTCGTCGGCAACCGACTGCCAACCAGTCAACCGCTTCACAGCAGTATCGAGTCTCTGGGCAATGGCTTTGTGCTTGTGCTCGGCGAGCGTGTTAGCGTTCTGCATAAGCAGACTGGAGAATCGTTCCTTGCCGCCCAGAACACCTGTGAGCGCTGCCTGCAACTGTTGCAGGAGGATGTCTCGCTGGGAGATCTCAGCTTGCGTTACGGCCTGTTTAGCCGCGTGCTGACGCTCAGTAGCCTCTACGAACTGCTGCCTGATTTGCTGCAACTGCTCGTACGTCCTGTGAGTCTCAGTATTAGCCCACTTCGCATACACGTCCCGTAACTGGTAAACCCTGTCAGCGGAATCGATCGTCTTCTGCCGAACGTCCTGTAACTGTGCGTACAGTCGCGACTGGACTTCGAGCCCCAGTCTCTCGCTGGCGTCTTTGGCAGCGAAGATGGCTTGCTTACCGGACAGTACGCGATTGCGAGTTTCTTGGAGTAGCGAGTAAACTCCGCTGATGAGCGATGCCTGATACCGAAGAACTTCCTGCTGCACTGCATGCAACTGGCTCTTGCCATCAAGCGTCTGTCCTCGCATGGCTCTCTGCTGCTCGTACAGCTTGTGCTCGTTATCCATCGTCTGGCCGCGCATGACACGCTGCTGTTCGAACAGCTTGTGCTGGTTGTCGAACTTCTGGCGATTCAGGTTGTCGTTAAGCGCCTGGATCTGCTCGTCTCTGTCTCTCCAGTTGCGCTCTATAACGTCCACTGGGATTGTCGACATATACAGACCACTGGACACAAGTTTTTGCATCTGCACCGAAAGCGATGACGCAGCTTGCTCATTGATCCTAGCCAGTTCAGTTGCCCCAAGGCCAGTCAAGAAACCAGTCGCCTCGCTGCTGTGCGCCGTATAGTCGAAAGCCATCGCATCCGTGATCCCTCGGGTTTCCGTGGCGTGCGTCGTGTAGTCACCGCTCAGCAGGGCCAAGATAGATCCATAGTCCACCACATGGTTGTCGACTAGCGTACCGGCTGTTGTCCTGATCGCCCCCAGGTCCGTTTCCACAGCTTGGTAGTCAGCGTCTAATGCCGTCAGGATTGCATTGACATCCGACACATAGGTCGAGACGTTACTGGCCACGTTCGCCAACAAAGCGTCGATGTCGGCTACGTGGAAGTTGTAGTTCGCCAGAAGCGAATCGAATTGCTGCGAGTAATCGGCAACATGCTCATCCAGCACTGTTTCCAGCGAACTTACTTCGCCGAGCACCGCAGTGATGTGATCGGCTACGTTCTGCTGCAACTCATCCAGTTGAGCATCGTAGTCGGTGATGTATGTCTGAAGGTTAGTGTCCTGTTCCGTCAGCAGGTTATTGATGGTAACTGCATTGGCCGCGGCATTGGTTTCCAGTTCACTGAGCCGTGAATCCATTTCTACTAATGCGACCTTGGCTGTCGCGGCCTCAAGGCCCAGCTCCGTCTGGTTGTCTGCGATTAGCGTCTCGATCGCAGTCATGTAGCTGTCCAAGTCGGTCATGAACACACCGGCCTGCGCGTTCTGCTCCGCCGTCTGCGCATTGAACTGATCGTGCGAGCTGTCGATCATCTGTTTCCAATTGACCAGGATCTCGTTGTAGCGGATCTGGTTGGACTCTCTCGCTTCATTGGCCGCAGTCGTGTAGCTGTTGCACAGGCTCAGCAGAACCTCAAGAGGCTTCATGCCCTCCCGCGTTAGCGCGAAGTAATTGGTCGGTGGGACTGTTGTCGTATCCTGGGTGATGCCAGTAACTTCGTACCCCTGCGCAACCAGCCAACCCATGACGTTCTCTGGAACCTGGGTGACCGTCTGCGTGCTCCACCAGACGCTCAGGAATGGATTGGCGACGGCAGGGAGCAGCAGTACGCTTTGGCCAGGATCTTGTTCTGGTACGTCTGGTATCGTCATGTCCCTATCTCCACTTTCCACTCGGTTCCATGAAACAGACAGCGCCTTCCCATCCCCAGGTTCCGCTGGCAGACAGCAGCAGGATCATGAACATACCCCTGGCTCTCGGGTAGCTTCGATGATTGATGCCAGCAGTCCAGACACCGCTGCTGTGAATGTTCGATGGCGAACCGCCAGTCACCAAAGTTTCGATAGCCGCCTTGGCGTTGGCGCTTACCTGCTCTGCTGTGTCACCTACCAGCCCCCTCCACGTCACATTGGCACTACTCGCCGCCGTGATGCCGTGCAACCGCAGTAGGCGGCCGTTTGTCTCACCGTTATTGAGGAACAGCGGTCCAATCGCCACATGCGAGCCTGAATAGCCAACCTTGAAAGGCCAGAATGCCTGGCGGTCTGTTTCAAAGAGCCAGTTCACCGCTGCCGTAGGAATGTAAATACGAACACCTTTCGTTGCGTGATCGTATTCCAACACCGTGTCTTCGTCGGTTACTCCAGTCAGCTCTTGCGGAATGACATCCTCAGATAAGCCTTGCACACCGTCGCCGCCGGCCGACACTGTGTAGAACCCGTGCGAAGACAGGAAGTAGTAGCGGTCCAGATGGTCACGACACCACGCACGAGGGCCAACGATGCCCACGTCTCGCGAGATGTTCTGCAAGCCGCCATCTGCGACTGGATCGCCACGAACAACCCACAGCGAACTGCTGGTGGCCGCCAAGAGGTACGCATCCTTGTGGGGAATCAAAGCCGTGATGTTTCCGCCTAGTTCGCCCGCTTCCGACAGTTGCATCACAAATGGGCGTGCGAGATCGCTGATGTCCGACGCCATAGACCAGTCTGTGTAAACGCCCATCCTGCTGGCGAAGATCGCTTGGCTGACAGGTCGGATAAACCGATCGCGATAGATGCAGTCCGCGTTTCCGCTAACACCCGGCGCGTAGTCACCCGGCGATGCAACCACATAGCCTGATGAATGCACAACACCGACTGTCGTTGCGGCCGCAGATGGAGTCCACGAGCCACCGCGCAGGCGACCAGTGAAATCCTGGGTACGGCAGTTCGTGCTCCATGGACAGGTGTAGCGCTCCCGCTTCCCTACTTCTTGACGAAAAGAGAGACCTCGGCCAACGCCATTAGGGAATACGATCTCTTTCGTCGCCACAGCATCTCCGATTTCGACTACGACAGAGCAACCGAGCCAGTATTGACCAGGATTTCCCAGCGGTATCCAGTCGTGTGGGACACTGAAACTAACTCAAGCTGATCGCCGACGTCGGCAAACACCGCTTGCGTGTTTCCAGTGACGTTAAGGCCATTGGCTGCTGTAACCGTGCAGTCGCCGCCATCCGTCTTCAAACGAAGCGTGAGACGGTTCCCAGCCTTCGTTGGATTGGCAAGTGTGCGAGCTTCAGCAGCAGCGGTTACCATTTCGCAAATTGCCAAATCCTTCTCTGGCGCAATCCGGCCACTTGCGCCTGGATCTCGCACCACATGGTCTGCATCCTTGATCGTGTTCAGGGTTCTGTGTGCATTGCCTGCTGGCATAACTATCTCCTTCGAAATGACGTTGCTAGTAAAAGTGAATCGTGAACCTAGTACGGTGGGTTGGTTATCATGATCGCTTCAATTGAACCCACCCCGCCGCTGCCACCTTGGGCGACAGCGACTTTAATTCGCTCGTTCTTGATCGGAATGAATTCGCTGGGATTTGTAGCCGCTGCACCATCGGCTACTGCATTGAGCAATGCACGCGGGTACCAGAACACATTGCTGGTGCCAGCGTTCGTTATTGTCAGGATCGGAATCCCGCTGGTTTCACCCGTAATAACCAAGTCTGTTCCGGTGGCGAGAGTGCCTGGGGTGTACTTCAGGCAAACCAAAAAGCCATTAAGCCCATTGTTGGCACCAGGCTGTAAATAAACCTCTGCGTTACCGCTGGCGTCTGTAGTGATGGCAATTTTGGCTGATGAAAACATAATGGTCTCGTTTTGTGTTACTTGTTACAGACTGTCGCCGTCAAACGTCAATCGGCCTATCCGTTGTTCTCGCAGCCGGTAAGCATAATCTACCACGCCAAACCTGCCACGCTCACCGCGCGGAGCATCAGGCCCCAGTGACGTTGGCGAGCTACGCTCTTGGTCATCCATGATCGCTCGTTCAATCAATTTCATGTACTGAGCCTCATAAACATGCTCACGTTCTTCGAAATTGTGCTCTGCCGATGCTAAGCACGCTTCCAGGATGACCTGGCTCAGCATCTCGCCACCAATTGGATAGATGTTCGTTCCGTCTACCAGGACTGGCCGCAAGATCATTGGCACCCTAAGCGTGTAAACTTGATCTGGCGCCGGGTACAGCACTAGCACCTTTCGACTGCCGACTGTCGGATCGAATGTTGACGTCCTAACCGTGTAGAACACAGGTCTGCCAAACTCGGCATCGCTTCCCTCTAAATAGCGAAGCGTCGAATCGTGCCTACGTTGCACTGGCGGATACCAGCTCTCTGGACTTGGGTAGAACGTCAGTGCGCTATCGTTCGCGATGGAATCAAACGTAGCGTCCAGCGGTATTTCCGGCCGAGCCAATTGGTAACTTGACGCAGTGGCAATCGTTACCGAAGTCGTGTCGAGCGTGATCTGTGTATTACTGCCACGGCTCGCTACTGAGTAATAGCGGTTGTCGACTTTCAGGACACCGACAGCGGCCCATGTTGGAAACGTTCCGCCAGTTAGCGTTACAACACCAGCCGCGATTGTGATCGTGCCTGTGGCGTATGGCGCTGTAGTGGTCACATCAGCCACTGGGCGTAAGAAAGACCAGTCGTGTGCAGCGTAAACTCGCTTCAGGCCATCCTGAATGCAATCTTCGATGTCGGCTGTCTGATCCGTCGAAAAGCCTGTGCGAATACCGAACAGGTAATGACCAACTCTCTTCAGCAGACTCAAATAGCTCGAACTCCAGCCAGTGCTTGCAACAGCATTGCCTGGGAAGGCTTGCGAGAATACGCTCGACTGAAACGCATTGTCAAATATGGCTGTCATGGCTTATGTCTTTGTAACTGTGACTCGATCATAACCAGAGCCGGAACCATTGTTCGTCCATGTGTAGTCAACGCCAATAATCAGCACGCTGGCACCGAATGTTCCCGACGTAGTATGTCCGCTTGTAGCCTCGTCCCATACTGAGTCAGCAATTGCAGAGGCTGTTGGTGGTCCGGCAGCAGACGAAGCAAACAGCAAATCGTAGACAGCTTGTTCAAGCACATAGAATCGACGAATCACTGTCAGTGCACCGCTAACAGCAACTACCACTTCCATCATCCCGGTTGTGTCGGTGTCGGTTGCATCGAGCACGGCAGAATACATTCCAGCAGAAATGTGAGTTGCACCACCACTGTTCTTGCTGGCCAGCGTGGTAGCACCACCCTTCCAAATCTTGATGTCAGTGTTCGCAATGGTCAGGCCAGTTTCAGCCGTGTTTCCATCGACGCTATCGACGAATTGGCCCAGCAGGATTTCTTGACTAGCAGTGGCTTTGCGAAGGTACATTTAAGCTGCCTGTTGTTGTTGATGGTGTCGGCGAAATACTGAAATGGCTGGGAGCAGCGCAAGGATCTGCGGAGCCATGACGGCAGCATACTGAATATGCCCTTCGGCTGTTAAATGCACACCTAAGCCGTTGTAGCTATAGCTTGCTAGCCAATCGGTTGGATTGTCGAAGAACACACAGCGAGCATTGTTCACGGCAGCTACCGCTGCAATTAGTTCACTTCGTCGACTGCGACCACACGGACACATGACGACGACAGTTGCTGTTGTTGTTGCTGCCAGTATTTCATTGATGGTTGATGTTGCATCCGTCGTGACACTGCTGCTGTCGTTCTGTCCATGGCAAATGAAGATGAGGTTTGGCTCAGGTACAAGCATGCCAGTGGTTAGTTTGCTAGAACCACTCGGGTTCAGGTCCCACCCGTCCTGCATTGTTGGAATAACACCAACACTAGGCGTCGTTATCCAGCCTTGGCCCGGCACGGAAGTGAGTGCAAGGTTGGCACCAACTGCGTCGGCCAGTAGCTGCGAAAACGAAACCACTGAATTAGACGTTCCATCAACTACCGACTGCGAACCCTCGCTATTTGAATCGCCGTAGCCTACGATCAGCCTAGGCCGTGTTTGAGAGGCTGAAACCGTCTGGCCTGTCGGAACCCTTGCGCCGTATGAAATGATCTCTGCATAGCGATTGCTAGCGCCATATCGAGCGCCTAGGTGCGATGACGAAACAACCACTTCCGCCGTGTGCGTGCCAGTTGCCAGCCCGGTAGCTATTTCCTTGTATACCAGAGTTTCGTCTGAAAGCGTGTGATATGTCCAATCACCACCATCAATGCGATAGGCGATCTTTGTTCTAATGTCCGACGTGAGCGCCACTTGTGAAGATGCGTCAAAGATCACGCCTGCTCGCGAGCCAGTGAAATCGAATCGCAGCAGTGCGCCCGGCTGACTGGATGCTTTGGTTCTTCCGCTCGATATCCACGCAATAGGCGTGTAGTAGAGAGCTGAGTCATTGGCGAAGTAATCGGTGGACGGAACTCCAAGCGTCACAGTGCATGCGGCGCTTGATAAGGTTGTTACCGCCGCTCCGTTGACCGAATCAACATCGACAGATCCTGTTCCGTTGAAACTGGCAGCGTAGGCGTACACTGTTCCAGACAGGCTGATCGTGTGGAAGTCTTCACCGTTCTGGCTAACGATGATCGAACTACCAGACTTTCGGAATCGAATGCGGTCAAACTTTGCAAACGTGCGCCCCGTGTATGAGGCATTGACGCTGCCATTGAGCAGGATGTATCCGCCACTGTTGTACCAGAACACATAGGCGTTAGTTAGCGAACCGTCGCTAACCGTATTGATGCCGTAACCAACTCCATTCACAAGCTCAGTAATGACGTACTCGACGTAATGCCCATCCGACAGCGTTTCAGTCGCTGTCCAGTAGTGAGCGGCCCAAGAGCCTGTTGCTGTTGTGAATTGAAGTAGTGTGCTCATGCTTGATCTTACATGGGTGAACGTAAGCCGAATGTGTGGGGCAAGCCATTGCCAGCCCCACACTAAATCAGCGGCTGTTACTCGTACTGAGCGCAAGCCACCCAGTCGATGTTGATGGTCATTGCCGTATCGCCACCAATGTCCTTCATGCCAATGATCGGCGCAAGGAACACATCGTCAGGGAACGTAGCCGCGTCGACTTCCGTGGAAGTCAAGCGTGCTGGCGATTGCATTCCGCCTGGTCTAACGCCGTTGACGTACCATTCGACCGACCTTGGATTCGCACGGAAACGGAACCCGAGCTTGACGTAGGTGGAAGCTACTGCGGTATGCAGAGCGTCCAGCTTCGTTTTGGTGGCACCGTTCTGATAGGTCTGGCCATCAGCCTTGTAGGCAGCGTCGAATACCCCAGCTTCTGCAAGCAACTTGTTGAAGCCGAGGAAGTTCTTGTCAGCCAGCGCGCCCGTCGTGTCAACGAAAAGACCATCGGTCACGATCATGTTGGCCTCTCCGAGACCGATCCCAACCGACCACTTGGCAGCCGTGATGGCACTGACGTTCAGGCGACATTCAAAGGCCAAGTCTTTATTGGCCAAATAGAATGGTGCAGACGCCAATCCACCCCACTTGATCACAGCTTCATCGTTGGCAGCGTTACCGTCCACAGCCAGAGCCAGAACGCCTTTCGCCGTCGCCGTGTCGGCAGCCAAAGCAGCCGTACAACCAGTAGTGAGCAAGTTCATCCACGGACCAACTAGGGACGTTGCATTGAACGTGTGGAAGTCATCAAAGAACCCAAAGGCACGATTGCCACTTGGAGCTGTGTAAGAGCTTCCAGATGGGTTCATGCACTCAGGCGCAGCTATGTCGTTCCATATCCTTGGCGAGAGCAGTCTTGTCTCAATCTCATCGAAATGCGTGCGCGTCATAGTGCGCTCCTTTGGTAAAAGGGATTTGTCCCAGCTTAGGGTGGGCGTTGTCCCGAAATGAAAATGTGGCGGGCATTGGTTATCGTCCTGCCCGCCGATGGACGGTTGCTTTTTCAATTGACCAACTGTTGGACAATTGAACTATCCGCTTACGCGGTTTCAGTTACGGTGGTGGTACAGTAGCCACGGAAGTTAGCGCGGCGGTTGAAGCAAACCAGTTGCACCGCGTCATCCATGCAGCGAATGCGCACGTTGCTCATCTCTGGGTGCTGGAACGCCTTACGCTTGCGCATCTGGCGGCCAGGAGCATGGAAGGCCCGGAACGTCGACCAGTTCACACCCAGGACTACACCGTCAGTCCGTTGGTTGATGCTGGCCGCACTGGTCCAAGCTGGAATCCATGTTATGGGAACGCCACGGAGATAAACCTGTCCGCTGTGCGCGGCCATGTCATCGCCAATGTTGTCGTTACCCAGTTGCAGCAACCGGCGACACGCTGCCAAACGGCTATGCGTGGTCAGGATTTCCCAGTCGTGGCGCTTCTGGTCAACAATGTCTGGTCGCTGAACAGGTGGCGTGAACGAACACATATCCATCGAGCTGATGATCTTCTCCACGAAGTCATCGCGATTGACATCCGTGTAGGGGAACGTGCGGTTCTTCCACTGGTCGTAAACCGTGGGGTCGATTCCACCGATACCGTTCGATCCCCAGCCAACAGGCGCAACGCCGTCGAACCCTTCTTCCGAATTGTTCTCAGAAGTGCTGTCGTCGGTGGCAGTGATCCACCACAGTAGCGATACAGGCGGAAATGGATCGACCGTAGGACCGGAAGGTCCAGGGCCGAACATCAAGTCTTCCATCCCCTGATAGAACGACGTGATCAGGTCTCGCTCTTGGTCCGCCAGGTAGTCGTAAATTTGCTTACCACCAGTACGGAACACCTCTTCGTCGATGTCGTAGTGGTAGTTGTTGGTGGTCATGCCCCACTTCAACTCGCCCTCGGTGAGCGTCTTCACGCGACCCGACGAATCACGATGGTACAGCCCGACCACTTGGAAGTTGTTGTTAGTCGCCACCTTGATCTTCCACTTGCACTGTGACGTGCTCATGGTGTCTTTCTTCAGGTTGCCACTGAACAGACGCGAAGCGTACTTGTACTCTTGCAGCGGCAGGGAAAGATCCTGTGCCGCCAGCCGATCTTCACCAGTAAACTTCTGGTGAATAGAGGAAACGAAATCATCAATTTGTTCAACAGTTAGTGCCATGTGCACTTTTCCTTATCGTGTTATGACTGCGCCATTTCCCGGTAGAGGCGATCGAATTCATCACGAGGATCATCCGATGGCTTCTGCGGCCTGGTTGGGCTTCCGCCCAGTCGGCCGTCGCTCTGCTTTGAAATCTTGCGAGTCTGTTGTTTAAGTAATTTCTTGCTCAGTTCCTCATTGAAGAGGGAATGCGCAATACGGCGAACAATCGTGTCATTGAGTTCCACGGGGCGACCAACCGCCTCGCGACCTGCTAGATAGGTCTTAACCTCTTCGAACAGGCTTTCGCGTCGCTGCTTCTCCTGAACCGATTCCTTGTCGGTCACACCGAACAGATCGGCATGACCAAGTGAATCGACCAAGCTGTCGAACTTCTGTTCAGCGGCAATGGCATTGGCCGAAGTCAAACGAGATTCCAGCTCTGCGAAGCGAGACTCGTAATAGCCATGCAATCGCGAGAACTCACGGATAATCTCGTCGTCGTACATTTCAGGATTCAGCGCCACCTTGTACCGGCCATCATCCGGAGTTTCCTCCTTAGCTTGGTCGGTTGGCGGTTCTTCCTTTTTGACAAACTGGCCCTTCTCGTTTCGAGTTTGACCATCGCTTTCAGCCTTCGCCTTGCGGCCAGCTTCGAGCGCCATCTTGTCAGCCAGTCGGAACGCACGATCCAACTCCTCGCGACTGGTGAAATCGGCTATGTCCGATTCATCGAAACCATACGCGGCTGCCTCGGCTTTATCGGCATCAGTTAGCCACTTAGGGCTTTCTGCTGCTTTGCCGGATTTCTCGCCTTCATCCTCGGCGGTGTTACTGCCGGAATTTTTCTCGGCAGGTGTTTCGGTTGGCTTGTCTTCAGACTGGATGTTTCCAGCGTGCTCAGCGATGATCTGAGCATCAGACTTTTCGTCTGGTTCGCCTTTGCGCTCAACTTCTATCTCGTCAACCAATTGATCGACATAGGCGGCAATGTCTTCGGTGGTGGTGTCTGGTGTTACTTCAGAAAGGTCTTGAACTGCCATGGTATGGTTCCCCGTGCTGTGTTGTTTGAATGAAGTCGCTTAGCGGTCTCCGTACCCGCCGTCGATGTCGTGCATCTTGTTGCCTCGCATCTTTTCGTAAAGCGCCATCAGTTGATTGCGACCACGGCGACTGGTGATACGTGCTTGTCCGTTGTCCAAAATGGCAACGCCTGGGATCTTCTCTTTTTCCAGTGTCGCCCGCATTGCCTTCACTTGGCTTTTCATCACGCCCAGCGCGTCTGAAATGAGCGGGTCAGTGTCGGTGTAGGTGTTGGCAGTCATGGCAGGATCATCATCCAGCCAGTTCTTCTTCTTTGGAAGCAACTGATCGAGTTCTTCCTCAGTGACTACCTTGCCGTTGTACTTGGTAACGATTCCACTCATGCTGGTGCCCTTTGCATTGCTGCCTGTTGCTGTCCATTAAGCCGAGAGCCAGAACCCATCAGGCTTTGAATAAGCGAATTATTTCTGTTCTCAGCGGTGCCTCCGGTCGGGATGTTGCGACGAACAGTCTCGCGCGTGGTAACTGCTGGTGAACGCACTGTGTTCTGATCGCCGCCAAGCTGGTCTGCCGGTGTGGCGAACGTGATGAGCATCTCGATCTCTGGCTTGTTAAGCAGACGAGCCATTTCATTGACCAGCACTTGAACGTTCAGCGTGGCGCCCGATGCCTGGAACATGGGCCATAGAGGGGCAATCTGCTGTAGCACCTGGTAGTATTCCTGAAGGTGCTGCTGAGGTGTCTTGAAGACCATCGAGTACGGTTCGACTCGGAACTCGTAATCCTCGAAGTTTCCAACGCGGTATTCTGGCGTCCAGTTGGCACTAACTTGCACACCGCTATTGCCGACAGGCATTGAAGTCTGAAGTTCAAGCGTCTGATCCTCCCACATCAACCGGCCAAGGTCCAAGATGCAAGTGGCTGCGAAATTAACCACGCCAGTGCGCATGTCAGCTACGTTCTTAGATAGCTGACCGTGAATCAGTTCCTCTTGGCCAACAGTACCAGCCTGTGCCCCAAGGCCACCCATCGCAATAAGGTTACCAGCCAAGCGGTCAAACTCAGCTTGTACATACGCAGCGAACGCCATGTCTCGCTGGTCGACACCACCGGATTCGAACTGCTTGATTTGTTCTGGGCTCTTGGCGCGATACCAGCCGTTACGCTCGGCAGTCCTTAGCCGTTCCGCATCGTCCTCACTGCCAGGTGGATACACGTTGACGATTCTGTGCGCATCGGAATCTTCTTCCATGCGGCGATACAGCCTGTTCTGTAAATCGTGCATGCCTTTCAGGTTGATCGCCGGCGAAGTCGGGATGACGTTATCCGGCGTGTCACCCAGCGACAGGAACTTGTATGGCCCAGCCTGTGAGCCAGTCCACTCACGTTCGATCAGCGGTTCAATGTCTGGTTGATCGCAAGCTATGGTGACAACGGAATTGTTCTCTGCGATCCACAGGTCCATCAACCAGACCATATCCTTCAGGTCATCATCCTCAGCACTTCCATGCTCGGAAGCGATGTCGCGAGCTGCACCAACTGAGTCGTAATGTCCGCGACTGGTCGGACTGAGCTTTTTCTTAGCCTTCTTCGAATAGCCCGGTTCGTCCTTGACCTTTTCGAAGTCAGCGCGGTAGCGATGACCGCAGTACCGCATCTTGCTCAGTTCCTTGGCCGTCATGTCCAAGATCAAGTCGTCGAATGAAACTCGGTTGAACCAAGGTTGGCCAGGATCGAGCCACACATCCTCTTCCGATTCCAGCTTTCCGTGAAACCGGGTGTCTGTGTCGCGCATCATCACCACGCCACAGCCGAGGCAGAAGAACGCATCCAGCACGATGGCCCTGAACGTCTGGTCGAGAGCCATGTCGCTGATGAGCTTGTTCAGGTTCAGTTCGAACCTACGAGCAAACGCAATCGATTCCGTTCGCGGAGTAGAGATCAGCACTTGCGGATTGTTGGCTGCCAACGAGATCGTGTAGATACGAGCCGTCTGGTTCATGAGGTTGGCGAGTGTCTTGTTCTCAGCACCACCCTCGGCATAGAAGCTGCCAACGTAGTCTTGAATGAGCGCTTTCCGAACACGACGAAAGGGCTCCATCGCAGTGCGCGATGCAGTTATGGCCTTTAACAGCCGACCTCGCTTTTCGTCATTGGAGAGATCGAACATAAGCAGCCTATAAAGAAACGAAGGGCCAACGCCAATTGGCGCGGCCCCCGTTACAGGCTGCGATGGATTAACGGCATCTCAACGGTAGCTACTCCGTCTATGCCTTGTGGTTGCCGCGCTTAGCTAGCGCTGGCCCCTGGTTTCTTTGGTTTCACTCCAGTTTCTTGCGTGCGGGCAATCTCACCTTCTACAAGATTGCGAAAGCCCTGTGTGATTTTGAGTACATCGTCTGCCGTGCTGGCGGTTCGGATCAGGTTCAATACGATTTTCATTTTCTCTTGAACCAGCTTCTCGATTTCGTCCATTGCTTTCCCTTCAGGTTTCACCGCTGAAAAAGATTACCAACGCCCAATAATGTCTCGAAGGCCATAGTGCGGACTGTCAGATTTCACACTTTTCCGCTCCTGTTGTTCGCGCCACAGCCAGCTTCCGTACTCGGGAGTTTGACCACTTTCTTTGCTGTTGTCAATCTTATCATCAGCATTGTCGGTGTTGTAGACCAGCCAACAGCCAGCGGCGGAAATGGCTCTGTCGGCATGATTCTTGTCGGTTGAACCCCTATTTTTCGTCGGTGCATGCACGATCTTAGAACCGTCCCATTCGTACTCACCGCACTCGACGATCATCTGTTCCGATCGCGGAACACACCTGCCTTCTTCCATCGCCAGTGCGAACTGTTCGAACATATCCGCCTTGTCTGGATCTTGGCATGGCCAGCCAGGCTTGCGGCTTTTCTTCTGTGAACCGAGCTGTGTCACGTTCCGGTAAAACACATTTCCATAGTAAAGAACTTCCATGACTTCCTTGGCAAAGCCACCAGACGCACCAGAGTCCTCCCAGCCAAGCAATGCGTTTCGCAGCCACCTGCACAGCCCAACCACTCGCCGTGCAAACGGTCGCGGTTCCATGCCCTTGATGGTGTACTCAAGCACCTGCTCGCCTGTTCGGTTATCAATGGCCGTCATAACTGAATTGGAAGCGTAGGCGCTCACGCCACCTGAGGCGATGTCACAGCCTGCGGTAAACGGTCCCATCGGTGGCAAGTTGTCGATGCTTGGACGAAACCACAGTTTGAGCACACCGTCATCCCTGGGAAGCAAACCAGTGACCATGTGCGTTTCGGAATCGAACACAGGGTTGCCGATCCACACATGGTTCTTGCAGTGCTCTCGTTTCATCTTGTCGAGCAGGTCCGATGAAAAGACCTTGCCCACTGCACCACGCGGATTGCGGTCGAGCTGAGAGGCGATCAATCGCGGTGTTGCCGCTGGCCGTAGACATCGAGAGTCGTACCATGGACTTCGGACAACGTTGTCAAACTTGAAACCTTTTCGTTCAAGCCTTGTTCGCAGGTCTGGGTTCTCTTTGTGGTACTGACTGACTGCCGGTTGATCTTCCGGCTTCATGGCGATCGGAACGCCTTCACGCACGATGTACAAAAGCTTGTTCTGAAGTGGATGGTCTTTCCAATCCAAAATGAGATGCAAGCCGTTCTTCTTTGTGTCTGGATTCTCGCACAGCCGATGGAACACACCATCATCGACGTATCGAGCGCTGACGAGCCTCACACAGTTGGTCACGTCTTGAATCGATTCTTGAACCGCTTCGTCTTTCCCGCCAGCTACGAAGTCACGAGCCCCAGCTTCGTCTACTGTGAACACTGTCGCGCGACCACCGGCCGCAACGTCTTGACCAGCAGAGTAACCGCGCAGCAGTGAACCGTTGTCGTGATTGATGAAAGCGTGTTGCCCCAAGTGCCGTTCGAAGTTCGGTCGCATCCACCAAGGAAGTCGATCGAGTGCCCAAGCGACTTTCCACAGCACTGTGTTTGAGTCAGTCTTGCTGTCGATCAAATCTTCATTTCTCGTAACAAAACCAGCCGAAAACATTGGATCTCGCAACCAACGCCGAAGGTCAATCCACAGATAGCCAAACGAACCACCCTGCGCACGAGACTTGTCGAGTATCACGTCGACAGCTCGTTCTTCACGCTCGGCTGTGTCTATCGCTTCATCCATCGCGATGAACACAGACTGTTGGTGCGGGTACGGAATGAACGGCACAATTTTGAAGCGTGCACGCGGGTCGTAGCCCCAACAGCCGAAGGCCATCCAGAAACACAAGTCTTGCATGCAAGCTTGGTACAGGACATCGCGAAATCGTTTATCAACGATCGCACGTTCGCGACAGCGAATTCGCCAGCGAAGGTTCTCAACAGGGTCTTTTGGAACGAGGTCGTAGTATGGTGATGTCATGCCAGAAGTATCCGGCATGGCATGGCTTGGGTCAATTACGTTCTCTTACTAGCCACAACAAACTCTGCTGGCAAGTCATCAAGATTGAACGCACGAAACCAAGACGAAGCCGCATCAGTGTTTTGCTTTTGGCTTCCAGGTATTTCACCCTTACCGCTGATGATGTGCCGATTGAACCACAAGCGAAACACTTTCATGTCTCCCAAGAACCATCGGCATAAAGACGATTCTTGTTCATCAGCGAATCCGTACAGGAAATAGTCACCCCAGCCTTCGATTATCTTTGTCAGTTCAGTCTTAACGCCGCTGGGTCGACCCTCTCGGATGGTAAATTCATTTCCATAACGACTTGCATATTGATGCTTGCGCACTCGGCAGCCAATCCTGACCGCTTCCATTCTCAGGACAATCAAGTCGGTGTTTCGCTCTGCATCCTCCTCTTGCGGTGGTTCGCCAATCAAGTGCTCACCAAGTATCCGCTTGATCTCGGGCAGAAACTTGTCTGACCATCGCTTGTCATCAGTCCATCCCATTTGCCGCCTCTTTACCCCAAGAGTCGAAGCCCTTTAATGGTCGCCGATTGAACATATCCAACCTGCGGCCTGCCGTAACACGACGCAGTATTTCGTAAAACTCTTCTGGCTTCTCGCTGTGCTTTCCTCGTGGTGCTTCGAAGCAAGTGTTAAAAGACTTCGTGCTCACAAACTTTGGTGAGCCTTTTCTGGCGTACAAAACAAACTCACAGTTGAACTGCGGAAGTCCAATCGGCTGAAAGCCACCAGGCTTGTGCCACACGAAGGTGCACACATACTTCAGTCCCCATGCTTCTAGCAACCTAAGAGCCATAGGCAAGAATTTGTGAGTTGTCCAAACCCAAACGTGGCAATCGCTTGCTAGCGGAATAGGCAGTGATCGCAGTTCCTCTTCCTGCATGACTGGATAGTCGAAGGCTACTTGATTCGGCCTTTCGTCACGATCGATCTTCTGCATTGGCCACGGTGGATCAATAACGATCACATCGTAAACGCCTTTGACGGCTTTGGCTTTTTTGGCTTCGACAGATTCAAGATTCTTTACTACCTCGTCGCGCTTCATCTGACGGTAAGCGTCTGCTGGCTTCATTTCGCCTTGCCGGACTTTTTTAGCTAAGTCTGGGCGATCCTTGGCCAGCTTGTCACCGCGAGCCACAGCGCCGCGGTTTGTGTGACTAGCAGCGGCCTTGGCTTGATTTCCTTTGTCAGAAGCAGGTACTTCAACACTTTGTTGAGGGACCTGTTTTTTGCATTTGTGCTCTTTCTCTTTTCCAAGGTGAATAGAACCGCCGCATTGCGGACAGATCATCGGCGGGCCAGATATCCGCCCGTTTTTACGAGGCTGAGACTTAGCCGCTTTTGATCGCTTCTGATTGGCCTTGTCTCGGATTTGCTGCTGTTCGGAAGTCCACTTAGCGCTTTGTGCGTGGCAGTGCTTCCAGATCAAGTAACGCTGCTCGGCCACCAAGTCGCGCCGCTGGCCATTGAGCGACCAAACGTAAGACCACGGATCACCATCGTACTCGTGCGTAGTTGGTTTGATTCCTAACTGGCGGCAAGCCTTATATCGATTGCGACCGTCAAGAATCTTGCCATCAATGAGCGTTATTGGTGACCGCTGGCCGTTTACCCGAATGTCTTCGAGTAATTCGCCGTAGCGATCGTCCGTCATCATTGGGAACTCTTTGGCCGCTGGATGTATTTCCATCAAGCTCTCAGCCTTACTTATCTTTGCCACGCTTCAGCGCCTCCGAAATATCCATCACCTTGAGCCGAGCGCGGAGCGTTGACTTGTTGATGCCGTACTCGTTAGCCCACTCGACCAACGTTTTCCGTTTGCCGTTGAATTCAATGCCACAGCGCCCGCAGGTTTGGGAATGGCCGGAACGAAGGTGGCTAAGACGAACAGTCGCCTCGTTGCCGCAGGAACATTTGCACAGAACACACCTTTTCCCAGAGGTCTCAGCTTCACAAACAACAGTTAACTCGCCGTACTCTTCGTCTTTTTTAACTTCGATGCGTTGCATTGTTCACTCTCAACTTGTGCTTAACTCGAAATCGCCGCGCCCAGCCACACCGGGCGCATTGTCTAGCCGTAGGTGGATGGTTTCTGTTCTGGAGTATTGCGGAGCCTATCCCGCGCTAGGCTGCTTTGGTACGAGATGAAATGCCTGAGCACACTTTCAATGATTGCGCAGGAACCGCAGTGGTCCCAGTAAACAACCCA